AGTGATAGCAAAGTAGATTTTTCAGCAGGTACTAAAAATGTATTTTGTACACTACCCGCATCGAGAGCTATGTCTCCATCTATGACAGCTACAGATTATTTAGTTACACATGCTACAACTCTTTCACAAGATCAAACAATTGCATCTGGAGTTTTAGCTGGACCTGTAACTATAACTGGAACACAAACTATAACAGGAACGGTAGTAGTTATTTAATGAGTAAGATAGAAGTAAATACAATTGAACCACAATGCGGAACTACCTTAACGTTAGGTGGCTCTGGTGACACAGTAACTTTAGCAAGCGGTGCATCACAATCAGGTTTTGGTAGAACAGGAACTGTAGATTGGCAGACAACTAAAAAAACAGCAGATTTTACAGCAGCTAATGGAGAAGGATATTTTGTAGATTCATCTAGTTTAGCTATAACTGTAACTCTTCCATCTTCACCTTCAGCAAGAAATATTGTATCAGTTTCAGATTACAATGGTTCTGCAGGCACAAACAGCATTACAATTGCAAGAAATGGATCTAATATTAATGGAGATGCTTCCAATTTTAGAATTAATAAAGCAGATGTTGCAATTACTTTTGTTTATGTAGATGCAACAGTTGGTTGGACTAGCGTTCAAACTTCAAATACAGCAGACGTTTCAAACCCTTTTATAATTGCAACAGGTGGAACAGTAACAGAATGTGGTAATTGTAAAATTCACACTTTCACAGCACCTGGAACTTTTACTGTTTCTAGTGCAGCTTGTGCTGCAGCAAATAACGAAGTTTCGTATGTTGTAGTAGCTGGTGGTGGCGGTGGTGGTGGTATGCAAGGTGGTGGTGGCGGTGGAGCCGGTGGTTATCGAGAAAGTAAATCTCCAATTACAACATACACAGCAAGTCCTTTAGATGGTAGACCCAACGCACCGAACAGAATTACAGTAACAGCAACAGCTTTTCCAATTACAGTTGGAGCAGGAGGTGCTGCAGCCGTAAGTAAACCTGATGGGTCAAGAACTTGTGGTGTAAGTGGATCAAATTCAATTTTTTCAACAATAACAAGCGCTGGTGGTGGCGGTGGTGGTTTATTTAATACAGTGGGTAAAAACGGAGGATCTGGTGGTGGCGGAGGTGGTAGAGGTTCTTTTGCAGGTGGGTCAGGAAATACTCCCCCAGTTACTCCAGCACAAGGTCAAGATGGCGGAGTTTCTGCTTCAATTCCTGCACCTGGTAGTGGTGGTTCAAATGACAGAGGTGGTGGCGGAGGTGGAGCTGGTGCTGTTGGTGGAAACGCAGGAGGAGCACCACCATCTAATGCAGGTAATGGTGGAAATGGAGTAACATCTTTTATTACAGGTACACCTACAGCTTATGCTGGTGGTGGAGGTGGTGGTTTTGATGGTGGCTCTGGAACAACAGGAACTGGTGGAACTGGTGGAGGTGCTGCAGGAGCAACAAGTTGTAACGCTCCAGGTCCAGGAGGAACAGCTAATACTGGTGGTGGCGGAGGTGGAGCTGGAACTGCGCAGCCTCTAGGAAACACAAATGGTTGTGCAACTGCTGGTGGTTCTGGTATAGTAATAATAAGGTATAAATTTCAATAATTATGAGTGAAGTAAAAGTAAATAAAATTAGTCCAAGAACAAATTGTGGAACAGTTACGTTAGGAGATAGTGGAGATTCATTTACTATTCCTGCTGGTGTAACGATTACAAATAATGGAACGCAGACAGGTTTCGGTAGAACAGGAACTGTAAATTGGCAAACAACTCTTAAGACAGCAAATTTTACAGCAGTTAATGGTGAGGGTTATTTTATAAATACAACTTCAGGTGCTGTTACGATGACGCTACCGTCTTCTCCAAGTGTAGGAGATATTGTAGCTGTTAAAGATTATGCAAGAACATTCGATACCAATGCTTTAACTATTGCTAGAAATGGTTCCAATATGGATGGTGCTGCTGGAGATAGTATATTCAGTACAGAGGGTTTATCAGCAACATTAATTTATATGGATGCAACAAAAGGTTGGTCATTAATAAATGATGATGCAACAACACAAGTAGGTGCTCAATATGTGGAAGCTAGTGGTGGTAACACGACTGCAACTTGTGGAGATTTTAAAATACATACATTTACAAGTCCCGGAACATTTACAGTTACTAAATCAGGAAATGCTAGTGGTAATAACGAAATAGAATACATAGTAGTTGGCGGTGGTGGTTCAGGTTCAGCAAAAGGACCAGGTGATTCAGGAGGAGGTGGAGGTGCTGGAGGATTTAGATATTCCTCTCCAAGTTTAGCACCTGTAACATATCCGGCAAAACCTTTGACAGGAACTGCATTAAATTTACCAGCAACTGGTTATCCAATAACAGTTGGTGCCGGTGGTGCTGGTAATCCAAATCCAGGTGGTACTTGTGCTCCTAGCGGTAATGGAGCAAATGGTTCTAATACAATTTTTTCAACAATCACATCTACTGGAGGTGGTAGAGGTGGATATGATAATCCAAGACAAAATGGGTCTGGTTTTCCAGGTGGTTCAGGAGGAGGTTCAGGTTCAGGAACAGGTTCTGGACCAACGATTTCTGCAGGAACAGGTAATACACCATCTGTTACGCCGCCTCAAGGTAATCCTGGAGGAACATTTTCATATGCTGGATCTCCACCAAATGGTTGTGCTGCTGCTGGTGGTGGTGCACTTGCTGCTGGTAGTAATAGTGTTGGTGGTAACAATCAAACAACTGGTGGTGTTGGTGCCGGTGTTCCAAATGCTTTTGGAACTTCAGGTGAAAACTGTGGAACAAATTATTATTTTGCTGGTGGTGGAGGAGGAGGCTCTCGTAGCCCTACGACTCCAATAGGTGGTTTAGGTGGTGGTGGAAATGTATCTACTGCTGGCTCTACAAATACTGGAGGAGGTGGTGGCGGTGCACAGGGTTCACCAGGAAGTGCGGCAGGAAATTCAGGAGGAAGTGGTATAGTAATAATAAGGTATAAATTTCAAAATTAATTATGACAAGTACAATTAAAGTAAATACAATACAAAACCAATGTGGTCAGAACATCATTAACGAGAATAGTAATACTATTACTCTTGGCGCTAGTGGTGACACAGTAACTTTAGCAGCAGGTGCATCACAAACAGGTTTTGGTCGTACAGGAACTGTTAATTGGCAAACATCAATCAAAACAGCTGCTACTTTTACGGCAGTAAATGGTGAGGGTTATTTTGTAGATACTTCATCTAATGCTATTACTGTAACTTTACCAGCAGGGACTGCAGGTTCTATCGTAGCTTTTAAAGATTATGCAGAAAATTTTGATACTAATAAATTAACTATAACTGCTAATGGTTCACAAAAAATTAATGGTGATGCTACTTTAGATTTAGAGGTTAGCACAGCGGGTGAATCACTTACTTTAGTTTATGCAGATGATACTAAAGGTTGGCTAGTAGTTAATGATGGAAATAATGATGCAGGATCTCAAGCACAATTTATAGCAGCAACAGGCGGAACTATAACTACTTGTGGAAACTTTAAAATTCATACATTTACAGGTCCTGGAACATTTACAGTTACTTGTGCAGGTGGACCAAGTGGATCAAATAAAATATCTTATGTAGTAGTAGGAGGTGGTTCAGCTGGTGGTTTTGACAGAGGTGGCGGAGGTGGAGCAGGAGGATTTAGAGAAGGTAGAGCACCAGCTTTTGATTCTTATTCAGCTTCACCATTAGTAGCACCTGATGGTTTACCAGTAACAGCAACAGGTTATCCAGTTACAGTGGGTGCTGGATCAGCTGTAAGTAATACAGGAGACACACCAATATCAAATGGAAGTAATTCAGTTTTTGCAGGATCCTCAACTATTACAGCAGCAGGAGGAGGAGGTGCAGGAAATCCTGGACCTTCAAATCATACAGGAAAAGATGGTGGTTCTGGTGGTGGAGCAAGAGATGGAAGTAACAGTGGAGGTTCAGGTAATACACCTGCCGTTAGTCCTCCGCAAGGAAATCCTGGAGGCAGTGGAAATAGTAATCACAGTGGACCAGGTGGTGGTGGAGGAGGAGCTACTCAATCAGGATTTGATGGTGCAGGAAATCCCTCTACACCAACTATGGGAGATGGTGGAGATGGAGCAACAACAAGTATTAATGGTTCACCTACAACTTTTGCAGGAGGCGGTGGCTCAGGTGGTGGAGGTAGTATTCCTGCCGGAGGAGTAGGTGGAAATGGAGGTGGTGGTAATGGAGCAAGTCAACCTGGTCCAGCCTCATCAGCAGGAACTGCTAACACAGGAGGTGGAGGTGGTGCAGGTAATGGTGCTAGTGACAGTGGTAATAACACTGGTTCAGCTGGTGGTTCAGGAATAGTAATAATAAGGTATAAATTTCAATAGTTGAATGGTAATTAAAATTAATATATAAGGAGAAACATTATGGCACATTTTGCAAAATTAGGAGTTAACGGAAAAGTTATAAGTGTATTAACACTTGATAACAAAGATATGTTAAATGCTGATGGTGTTGAAGATGAATCAGTAGGTCAACAATATTTAGAAACACATAATAATTGGCCTGCACAAATGTGGATTCAAACATCTTATAACACTTATGGTAATAAACATACCTCTGGTGACGATTCAAAAGCATTTAGAGGAAACTACGCAGGTATAGGCTATACTTGGGACGAAGATAATAATATCTTTTGGCCTAAAAAACCATATCCATCTTGGGTAAAAGATACTACAACTGCAAATTGGAAAGCACCTATAGATAAACCTGCATTAACTGCAGAACAAGAAGCTCAAAATACATCAGATGATGAAACAGAGGCAACTCACGAATGGACTTACGTCTGGAATGAAGCTAATCAAACTTGGGACTTGACAGATCTTAAAGCATAAATTAAAAATGGTGGTGGTATGCAGAAGAAAGTATTAACAGAACAAGCTTTATATTACGGTGATGTAACGATGCCTCCAGATTGGGACATTGACCGAAATAAATTACAAGAAGATATTTTAAAATCACAAGTTACAGATTCACCTTTACCGTTTTCAAGAACGTGGGATATGTTAAATACATATATTCGAGAACACATTAATCTTAAATATGGTTTTCAATTAGTTAATAAAGAAACATGGGGTAATGTATATAAGCCTAATGAAGTTACAATACCTTTATTAAATATTGATCCAGTAGATTTACGTAACTCACCAGACTTTACGTTATTGTATGGTGTTCATGTTAAAAATTGTATGGTTAGAATACATTATGAAGACAATAGACGTAAAGGTAGAAGCTGGGACATACCATTAGAAAACAATAGGTTTATAATGTTTCCATCTACCAATATGTATTATTTAACCAATAACCAAGAGAATAGTTTAAATTTTGTACAAACTATAACGTATGAATATATCTAATTACTATTGGTATTTTAGCGGTGTTCTTACACCTAGATTCTGTGATGAGGTTATTCAATATGCTAATTCACAAAAAGAAGTTATGGCACGAACAGGTGGGTTTGGCGACAAAAAATTAAATAAACAAGAAGTATTAGATTTAAAAAGAAAAAGAAACTCGGATTTAGTATGGCTCAATGATACTTGGATATATAAAGAATTACACCCATATGTCCACGAAGCTAACAGAAATGCTGGTTGGAATTTTGATTGGGAAAGAAGTGAGTCTTGTCAGTTTACAAAATATAAATTAAATCAATATTACGATTGGCATTGTGATAGTTGGGATAAACCTTATCAAAGAGACGATGTTAATCACCCAGAGCACGGAAGAATTAGAAAACTATCTATGACTTGTCAATTAACAGATGGTTCAGAATATACAGGTGGTGAATTAGAATTTGATTTTAGAAACTATGATCCACACATGAGAGATGAATCTATACACAGAGTACAATGTAAAGAAATACTACCTAAAGGATCTATTATTGTGTTTCCTAGTTTTGTGTGGCATAGAGTTAAACCAGTAACATCAGGCACAAGATATAGTCTTGTAGTATGGCATTTAGGGAGGCCTTTTAGATAGTGTTTATAAATAGTTATTTTCCAACTGTAATATGGAGTGAAGACAAACCAGAGTTTGTAAAATCTTTAAATAAAGCAAGCAATAAATATATTAGCGATGCACGTAAAAGAGAAAAAGAATATATAAAAAAACACGGTGACTTTGGAAGATCATATCATTCAACACCACTCACAATGGACAATGATTTTTTAGATTTTAGAAATTACATTGGTCAAAAATCTTGGGAATATTTAGATCATCAGGGCTATGATATGTCACAATATAATACTATGTTTAGTGAGATGTGGGTACAAGAGTTTGCTAAAAAAGGGGGTGGTCATCACTCTGCACATATACATTGGAACCAACACGTATCAGGTTTTTACTTTTTAAAGTGTAGTGACAAAACTTCTTATCCTGTATTTCACGAACCAAAGACTGGTGCAAGAACAACAAAATTAAAAATGAAACCAAATTTAAAAGGTGTGTGGGCTGGCCACGAAATATTTCATATAAAACCTAAACCTGGAACGTTAGTTATATTTCCAGGATATTTAGAACATGAGTTTGCTGTTGATCATGGTAAAGAGCCATTTAGGTTTATACACTGGAATATTACAGCTATTCCAAAAGAAATGGCAAAAGATGGCTAGAGAACTTTTATCAAACATAGGATACATAAAAAGTAAATTAGATAAAGAGAGTATGAATAAATTAAAAACTTATATTAAGAATAAAAAAGGTAGTCATAAATCTTCATTAGCTGGAAACATAAGTAAGTCTTATAATTTAAAAGATACAGATAATTGGTTTTTTGAAAATGTTTTGTTAAAACTAGTAGATGAATATAGAGAAGATTTAAATGGAATTGTACCATCCGTTTTAACCAATAATTGTCGTTATGTTTTAAATTCTTTTTGGGTTAATTTTCAAAAAAAATATGAGTTCAATCCTATTCATAGCCATAGTCAAGCTGTTTTTTCATTTGTAGTTTGGGTAGAAATTCCGTCAAGTTATAAAAAAGAGAAAGAAATTCCTTTTATGAAAGAATCAAATAACCCTTCTTCAAATAGTTTTCAATTTATTTACACTAATATTTTAGGATCTGTTTCTACCGAAACATTTTGTTTAGAACCAGAAGATGTAGGAACTATTTTATTTTTTCCTGCTTCATTAAGTCATCAGGTATATCCTTTTTATTTATCTAACAAATATAGAATAAGTGTGTCTGGTAATATAGCATTAGATCCAAAACAAATAATACAATGAGTTTTAAAAAAAATAAATACACAGTTATTAGACAAGCAATATCAAAAGATTTAGCTTCGTTTATTGCAAATTATTTTTGTATGCAAAAACAAGTATATGATACCTGCCTTCAAGCTAGATACTTTTCACCCTTTGAAAGTATATTAGGTTATTATGAAGAACCGGATGGTCAAATACCAAATACATATTCTCAATACGCTAATATGGCTATGGAAACATTATTACTTAAATGTCAACCAGGTATGGAAAAAGCAACGGGATTAAAACTATACCCGGCTTACACTTATGCAAGAATATATAAAAAAGGGGATGAATTAAAGAGACACAAAGATAGGTTTAGTTGTGAGATATCAACCACTATGAATCTTGCCGGTGATGACTGGCCAATATATCTAGAGCCATCTGGTAAAGAAGGTATGAAAGGTGTCAAAGTAGATTTAAAACAAGGTGATATGTTAGTGTATTCTGGCTGTGAGCTAGAGCATTGGAGAGAAAAATTCAAAGGCAAAGAATGCGTACAAGTTTTTCTGCATTATAACAATCGTAAAACTCCAGGAGCGAAGAATAACATGTTTGACAAGCGTCCGCATTTAGGTCTTCCTTCTTGGTTTAAACGATGATATAATCTTTAGATGGGGGCTGTGTCACCACCACATACCACACAGTCCCCTTTTAAGGAATTTATATTATGTTTTTTGGCGGAACGTCCTTTGCAGGAGCACCTTTTGGAGATTCAGGATTTAATCCTAATGCATTTGTAAATGTATCTGGATCTAGAATAAACGAGTCTACAGGCACAGTTGGTTTAGTAGGTAATGCTAATATAAGCGTTACTGGTAATAGACTTAATTTTACTATTGGTAATGTAACTATTGTTGAAGGTACAGGTGTTATTGTATCTCCTGATGGTAGTCGTATTAATGTTACAAGTGGTGATCCAACTATTGTTGCAAAAGCACTAACAGCTGTAACAGGATCAAGAGTAGATCTAAATACAGGCACAC